CGGGTTATGTCCAGGATTTGCCTCAATGAATCTGACAATCTCCCCGGAATCCCACATGGGCTTGAAGTCCTTGTGTTTGTCTTCAAATTCCTTGTAGGTTCTCTCGATGCTAACCTTTTTGTTTTCAGCTTCCCGTTCAGCCCTGAAGTCTTCCTGCATTTTCATCAGGGCTTCGGCCTTGACCTGTGCATACATATTCGCCGCAAAACCTTTGGGGTCTGTGGCCTGCCATTCCGCAATCTCTTCCGCTGTGAGCGCTGTAATATCCTTGTAATCCGCTTTCACGGGGGGCTTTTCAACTTGAGTCTGTCTTTTGAGCGCTTCAAGTTCTCCTTCCAGTTTAGCCCTTGCAATCCGTTCCTGTTCAACGGCTTTTTTAGCCTCTTCCCTTTCCCGTAACATTTCCTGCCAACGGGGGTGTTTGTCGAAACGGGTTTCATCTCCTTCACTTGTTGCGTCCTTCTTCGGTTCGGGAGTGGTCTTGTCTTCCCCTTTTCCAGCATCTTCGTCCTCTTGTTTTAGCGTCTCTTTTGACGGGTTCAGTTCCGTGACATCGCCTTCACGGTCGTGAATGAGGCCGATAGAGTCCGGGTCAAAGGCCGGTCTGTCATTCGCTGTGGCCGACGATTCCACAATCTCTTCTGAGGTGTTTAGCGTCGTCATGTTTTCTTCCATTTTATTTCCTTTCGTTTGAGTAATAAAAAAACCCCGATGACCAAAAGCGTTGTGCTTCTGTTCAACGGGGCCTAAGCGCGGTTGATTTGGCTGATCGTTGCGTAAAGGAAACGAAAGCCATTATGGGATTATTTCTTTACTCCCTCTTTCTCCAACTGTTCCAATAAGGAAACAGCCATTTTCAAACATCGTAGTAAAATATGAACAATCGCCTTGCTTTCAGGACTAAGCATGAAGTTCAAGCCTCTGCCTTTCTCGCAATCTCTGGTAAAGGTTCCCTGCGATTTTATCCATGTCCGGTTCGGGAGGCTTACGGTAAGTTGGCGGAGCGCCGTGTTCCGTCCAGTCCACGGGACGAATCTTCTCTTCTTTCATCCACCGTTTGTAATTCTCCCTTGTTGGATGTTTGATAAATTCCTGAACGTGAGGTGCCTTGTTCTCTTTATCCACAACTTCCAATACAGATTTGATCCAGTTCGGGTTCTCCGAATTTACATATACCCCCGGCAATGAGATTATTTTCTTCGCCTTGCCACCGCATTTACAATCGACGGTTTTCTGTTGGGCGTCAACAAAGTGTTCGGTTACTTTTTTACATTTTGGACATTCGTAATCACAAAGAATCATCTGCGATTCCTTTCTTCCTGGTAATTCTTATACATCCCGCCTTTGGTTTTCTGGTGCTGGCGGAACATCGAATAACAAATTGCTACAGCTTGTTTGTTGTCCTTTGCGGTTCCTTCGTCCAAGACGATTGGAATACACCGTGAAACAAAGTCTTTCTCAGTCTCATTAGCGTTAGGTGTCGGCATTACTCTTCTTCCTGATTATTGCTCTTTAACCCTCGCTCCTGACGTATCTTGTTGCCAAAGGCTCTGTTTTCTCGTTCGCTCTTTTGAATATCGGCAACCACTTTGGCTCTGTCAATTTTCAACTGCTCGTTGTCGTATTCCACCCCCGCGACAGCCACCTGCTGTTTAATTTTTTCGGTAATAGCTTTCTGCGCGGCTAACTGCGCTTCAGCTTCAAATCTTGCGGCCTCTGCCATTCTAGCTCTGGCTTCAGCTTGTTTCAACATAATATCGGACTCTTCCTTCGGGTCGGGAGGCGGTTCGCCACTCTGAACGGCTTGGATAACTTCTTCAAACTTAGGCACTTGCCCGTCCCTGATAGCTCTTTTGAAGTCGTTATCTTTCATTCCAACCAAAGCGTTCATATACTGCGCGAACTCTTCTGGCATACCCAAAGCGGCCATTTTCTCGGTAAGCTGTCCGATAGCTCCCTGCTTCATTCGCTTGACAACTTCGGAGCGTCCTGACCATTCTAAATGGTCTAACAGTTCTTCTTGGTCAATGGCTTGTTTCTCGAATAACGCAATGGCCTCTTCCCTCAACTGAATCTTGGAAACGGGCATGGTCGAACCCGTGACAACGGTAAGCTTGAATGGAATCCTGAAATCAGTTCCGTTTATCTTCCTGTAAGCGTCGTTGCCTTCGGGGTCTTTGTAGGTAATCCATCTGTCTTCGGTGTAGAAGTTCTGCACCATAGACAGATACATTCGGCCACGTTCTCGGATTAACCTCGAATAAGACCTGACCTTGCCGCGCATCATGGTATTGACACGCTCTAACAAAGCAGCGATAGCTTTATAGGCCAACACCGCCCTGCCCGGTTCCCTTGCCATATCCAAATCGAATGAACCGGAAACCAGAAAGAACATATCCTTGAAAAGAGAAATGGCGTTCTGTAAGTCTGCCGGAACTCTTGGGTAGTCAAGATAGTGAATCCCGTTCCCCTCTGTCGCGTTGACAGGGTTCAGGATCCCGGGGAAATTAGTAAGCGCGTCATTAGGCACTCCCGATGTCTTGGGGTTGATAAGTTTCAGTCGGCTGACCTTATCTTTGATAAGAACTAATTGTGAAAGAGCCTTGTTAAATTCAAGGTTCAAATCTTCCAAATTTTCTATATCACTGATTCCCCATCCGCTTGCCGTGTCCTTAATGGAGTTCGCGGCCGCAAAGGGAAACTTGTCCCAAAGGTAGGTGTGCATGGCCTGTTCTTCGGGCATACTTGGGTTGATGTTCGGGTTCGCTGTGTCCTCCAAAACCAACTGACCTGAATTGCAAACCGTTACCCTTCGGATAAAACCGGGATACTTGGGACGGGTAACTTCCTTGACGATAACCGCGACATTCCCAAATTCGTCAACAACCTTTTCTTCTGTTTTCTCTGTGATCGTCCGGTAGTCTCTGACCCATGCCTCGACAAGCAAAACTTCTTCGTCGTCGGCTGTGGTCTTTGCGCCTTTGTTGAAGTTGATAATATTGTAAGCGGTAGAGGCAAAGGTGGTTAATAGACCGCCCTTGCCTGAATCCTGTGTATTAATGTCCTGTCTTTCGTCGCCTAGTTCCTTTAAAATATCCTCGTCGGGTTTAATCTCGCTGGCCTTGTCAGGATACATCCTGCGGACTTCGTTTAAGGACTTGGGGTAATAATGAAGGACGGCAAGGGACTTCTGTAAATATCTGGGGTTTGTCCAATTAACGGGGTACACGCCGAAATGAAATGGGTCAACAACGATGGTTTCAACCTCGCCGCCCTCCTCAAGATCGGGATCAAAAATGACCTTCTCAATGGCAATGCCGTAATCCTCTCCGTTATTCACGGACGATTCAAATATGTCCTGCTGTTCCTGTTCATTCCACCAATGTTCGGCGGTTCGCTGTAAGTTCTCGTAAAGCTCCTGATCTATTTCTTCGGAATCGTTTATCTTAGCTACGTTAAAAATAGGGCTGTTGTCTGTGAGAAAATTTATTGTATTAAGTCTATGCTTGTGGATAAGGTTAGCGGTAATTAACGGGACGCCGGGTTTAGTCTTGTTGCGCCAGTGTTTCCCCCGCTTTAACTCATAATTCCTGTTCCACCGCTTAATCAGACCACGGCTTTCCTTGTCGTCAATAATGGCTTCAAGAATAGAATACACCTTCAAGCCGACATCCTTATCGCCTTCTGCCGGTAGAACTTCGTATGATATTTTCTCGTCAGCCATTAATTACCCCTTATGAACCCTCATGTGTGCGCCCAAAGCGGCCTTGCCCTTGCAAATCTTTCCGCAAACTTCACAAACAAAAGCGTTTGATTCCAACTCAACCTTGACGTTATCCACCTTCACTTCAAACTCTTCCAGCACAGACGGGGGGATTACTGAAGCCTCAACAATCTTCGGTTGTATCTTGATATACCCCTCATCCGTCAGAAAACCGTCCCTCTCCGTGAAGGGTCTTTGGTTGCAGTAGCCGCATCTCATATCTTCCCAAGTCGTGTCAGGAAGAAACGGCGGGTCGTAACCATGAAAGTCATCCGGCGTCTTGAACATACTCCCCAACATCGGAACTGAAACATCCTCTAAATTCACAGTGGCGATATACTCGTTACATATTTCGCAAATGACTTTCATTCTCTGTCCTTTATAACTTCTTCCGGTTTCTCAAGAGCTTCCTGATAAGGGTCATGGTCGGTCAAGGGCATCTTGCCTACATCAAACTGCTTGTCCGATACGGGCTTAGTCGTCATGCGTCCCAAGCGAAAGCCAAACCAGATAAAACCTCCGGCGAACAGCGCACCTATTAAGGCGTAAATTTCACACCCGGTCATAAATCAAATCCATTTCCCTATGGCCGAACCCCATAGCTCTCTCGTATGCGTCCATCTCCGAAGCGACATAATCCCCAAACTCATCGTCGGGGTTCTTCTTCTCTAATGCGTCTATGATAATGGTGGACATGGGCTTTAACCGGCGTTCTTCGTACTTGGTGGGGAATACGGCCATGTTTTCGTCTGTAATTCTCGCAAGGCAGTCAAGCATATCGTCATGCGCCCCGAACGGAAAAGCCTTGTATTCCTCGTCTAAAAACGCCCCCACCAGGTCTTTATTCACGCCCTCGTAGTTCTTTCGGGTAAAGACCTTCGGGAAAAATATCCTCCCGGCCTCAAATAAAGGCACCAGTCTCCGAATCCTATCGAACTTCGCCGTATTCCCTCCCAAAGCCTCTATCCCGAAATAGTAGCTGTCCTGCTCCATCTTGTCTTTGAAATGCTCTATATCGGCCTGCATACCGTATTTCTCATAACCAACCCGAATAGGCTTCCACTGTTTATGAAGCTCGAACAATTTATCCGCACGCTCAGTAAGATTCAGGCGGTCGCGCACCATATCCAAGATGTAGTAGTCGTCCTTTTCATCCACCCCCACGACAAACATGGCCGTATAGTCGGACTTCTTTTTCTTGTCGTTGGCAGGGTCAACCAGTAGGTAAATGTTCATCCTCGAAGCATCGGCTTCCGTCCAATATCGAACCCACTTGGGGTCAAACCTCTGAACGTCATCCATCAACGGGTCTAAGAACAACTGACAAGAAGCGGTAAAAGAACCCATCCGCTTAATCAGGTCAGTCAATTTCTGCTTGGTAATTAAAACAGGATTGCCAGAAAACGTCCCATCGTCGGTAGCGGTGTGAATCCGTGGAATCGCAGCCTCGCGCTCAATAATTGTTTTATAGGTATCTGAAAAATGATAGCGAGTTCCCACATACCTTGAAACGCCCTTCTCGGACAAAAGGTTAAGCGAAATCTCCCACGCCTTCGTGGTCTTGTTAATCATTTCAGGGGTGGATACGGACTCCAACGTAACAACGTCATCATAAATCATTACATCGAAATGCCGTGAAGTCGGCTGTCCATCCACCAAACCCCACGCTTCAATCGTAGATTCCTTTGGATTAGACTTCCTCTTCACAATAACCCCGTCATCCTCCGACCACTTTAAACTCTCCTGATCGGGACGGGCATACAAAATGTCGGGAAATAACCACTTTAAGAAATCATTGCACTCAAATTCCCGCTTGATCTGCCGCAAAAACCCTTTGGCAATGGGGCGTGTATGGCTGAATATCCCAAACGTCCAATCGGGGTGATTCAAGATGTCCTGAATAGTCTTAGCAAAGGTCTGGATTGTCGATTTATAGTGGAATCTTGCCCACAAATCCACATGACCATTGGGATGTAACTCAACCTCTCTGCAACGGCCGTATATCCAATCCCGGTCAGCATCCAACCGACCACACCCGTAAACCAACAGGTAGAACAAATCTTCCTGGCAGAGCTTACGCATCACCAGACGCTTACTCTCCGCATCAGGGCAAGCATTAACAGCTTTCAGGTAGGTCTCATGCGCTGTGGCTCTGTCCATAAACTCACTTTCTAAAAAATTATGCGACAAGCTGGTGGGAGGTTTGATCTAGTGGGATTTCAATCCCCCGTTTTTTCTCTGGCAGGGGGGACGACTTTTTCCTGCATCCCGGCCTCACTCCCCTCTTCCCACACCTCGGACACATTTGACATAAGGTTTTTGGCCTCCATCCTCCACTTGTGCCTGATTTGCCATGTTTACATAATACTTATTATTTGACCTTGACGTTTTTTCCTCAATGATTTCAAGGTGGTTCGCTGTGGAAAATCAGTGGAGCAGGATTATTTTGCTCGTTTCAGCCGTTTCCAGCCTCGATCTGCCCTCCACTTTGAATGTCAATTACGCTTCCCTCCACTTGCCTGGTTTTCCACGCCGTCATCCGGTCTATGATCTCCTGGGCTGCGATGGGGATTATGTTGACCGTCAGACCGCCGCCGGGTGCTTCCGGCTGCTTGGTCGGCTCGGCTCGGTCATAGACCATGCTGGCCGCTGCAATCTTATTCGCCCACGTTGGAGCGTTTTCTTCAATGATTTCATTCCCTTGCTTGTCTGTGCGCTTGCTGATGATCGGCTGGTCAGTGAGGCAATCCTTGATAGCGTTGTGAGCGAGTTTAACCAGCTTAGGGTTGGTTAGGGAGTACTTTCGGCATTTTTCTTTCAGGTTAAATATTGCTCGTTCACTGATCTGGCTTTTGCCGTTGGTGATTTGTAGGGCGGTCTTTGGGTCTGCACCTGCCTGCACTAATCGTATCGCTTCTAGCGTCTTTTGTTTGTATTTTGGTGGTTTTTCGGTAGTTT